GGTGCGCGTAATAGTGTGTGGTATAGGCGGTCTGTGTGATTGCTCCGAGTGACATCTGTTGTGCCGAGTTCATAGAGAATATCCTGCGCAAGGCTTCTGTCAGCATCTAGCGTACCTTCCCACTCCAACTTAGTACCCTGCGCCCAGCGCGATTGAGACTGCATGTCAAGCTCATCGCCTGTGTTTAGGATAAGGTCGAACTTCTCCCGTTTTACTAATTTGATAAGATTCTTAACAGCTTGCTCATGGTGATATGGGATTTGTAAATCCGAGATAACCAAGTATCGGCGTTTAGTCATCATCCTCATCTTCGTAATCGCCGAACCTATTTGGATCGACTGGGTCTGGCAATATCCATGCTGGATAAGATGTGGGCTCTGAAATCATAAAGAGAGCAACACCATCTGAAAAGCCTGCACGCTTGAGGGATTTGTAATACTCATAAACCCCAATGCAGTAAGCATCGAGCTTTGAGTATCCTTGATCCTCTAACGCCTTAGTTACTTTTCTTGCCATAGCAGAATGTTACCTGTCTAATAAGATGTTGTAGATTTCATCAACTCGCGTGTTGAGTCTTTTAATCTCAGACAACAGATGAGTAATTACATAACCAGCAAGACCCCCAATGACACCAAGAGTTGCTAGATAGAAAGTGAAGAAGTCCTGCTGCGTCACTTCTTGATTCCCATAGCAGGGTCATTGACATTGAGATAGCGCATAACTGGTGGCAGAATAGAAGCAACACCTGCTGCAATAAGAGCCTTAGGGTCTGTGACCCCAGCAGCTGCCATTGAGATTACTGCTACTAAAAAGGCTCTAGCCCAAGAACCTGCTGCTGTCTTTAGTTCATTCATTATTTTCCGCCTAACATAGGTATTTGAAAAAACTCACCCAATAAGTCAGCTTCTTTCTTAAAGCTGACATGCATGTGGTGAAGGTGTTTGTTAGCCCCTGTGTAGTTGCGCCACTTCCAGTTAAGGACGGGAGACGCAATCCTGCCGTTAAATATAATGTACGAGATGCGCTTCTCTGCCTTAGACTTGCAACTGATTCGAAGTTGATCTGCAAGGTCTGGCATGATATGCGGTTTGACTCCTGCACCGAATAGGTCTGCGTCAAGGTCAATGGCACGAACCCAGCCCTGCTCATCTGGATTATGATCAGACTTGCGAGCAGCGTGTCGGGTATCACCGACCCAACCATCCGATGCCCTATCACGATCTGGGAAGGAATCATCTAACTGCTCTCGTAACTGGATCGCAGCTTTAGATAGACGGGGCTTCATCTGAAACCATTGGTGTGGATTGTTCCGCTTGCTGCTTGTCATAGTTTTCTTGGGTCATAATCGTTGCCGTGTCGCCATTGACAATACGAACAAAATCAATAACGCCATTCATACTTTCGACCTGAAATGTCTCTATCATAATTCTGCACTCGCTCCTATAAATCCGCCTGAATTGTTATTGCCTAAAATTAAACCTTGATTGGCTGTCATTGATGATGAAGTCACATAGAGCATTAGATTGTCAAAAGTTGAATCCAATAACGCAATTGCTGAAATAGTCCAGTTTGTTGTAGTGTAGTTAGTTAATTTGAGCCAAGTGATTGTCGAAGGCACATCAATACTTGTTGGAATAACGCGCATTGTTACAGGCAATTTAAGACTTACTAAAGCCTGTGTACTGTTACCAGCCATACCAAGCCCGTACATACCTAAGCCTGTGTTTGGAGTTGAACGCCAGTAGTAACGCTGACAAAGGCTAAGTTCTCCACCATAACTGCCACCAGCACGCCCAAATTGTGTTGCCACTGATCCGATTTCTAATTGCAGGCCAGTAATTTCAAAGTTATCTGCTGCTCCTGCGGTTCCCACTGGTGTGTAAGCAAAAGCTACAGCGACTTCCGTTGCAGTTGTTGGCAAAGTTGCGGTGTATTGAAAGCGTTGCCACGATGTTGTAAGCGTGGCAGTTGTGCTAATTGCATTGGCTAAGCCAGTATAACTAGCAATTAGATAATTTTGGTTAATACCTGTTCCCGTGACAAGTTTTACTGCTAAAGCATTACTGGCAGAGCTAAAGTTTGCACCTGCTTTTGCATAGAAAGACACAACAACAGTTTGACCTGCAAGCGGAATTGAATTATTAGAATCTAATCCATTGGCAGTTTCGATTATTGCCGTGCTGGTATTGCCACTATCGCGCGCAACGCGCAAAGAATAAAGGACGCCTTGTGGTGGTGTTGTTCCTAAATTGCCAGCGATTGTTTGTTGTGACCAAGTTGCACCAGCAGCGGCTCCTGCTCTTGCTCCGTTCCAGCGGTCTGCGTTGTAGTAAGGAGCAGTACCAGTAAAAGATGTACCGCGTTGCCATATATCTAAACCGCCGTTAATAATAAAATTATTGCCAGAGACATAAGCCGAACCGCTTGAAGGTGTAGTCCATGTAAAGTCCATGTCTGTGCCAGTTGCCTTAGCAAGCACCTGACCTGTCGTGCCACCTTTGAGATCAACTAGAGATGCGTCAATAGAGTCACCTAGTGTCTCAATGGCTGTAGCACCATTCTTTACTAGATCACTGGATGTCGGTACTGCCCATCCAAAATTGGGTGTTGTTGTTGCCATTAGGTTAGTGCTCCTGTCGCGTTAGACCATATAAGTGTAGCATTTACGCCTGTCCAAATTAGTGAGGCAGGCAATACTGTTTCCCATTGGGTAGTAGATAGTGAGAAATCTGTAGCTGAGATGTAAAGAGTCATTTCTGTGAAACTAGGTGTTGCTCGCAAGGCCACATTCTCAACAAAGCCATCAAATGACCCACCAAACAAGTTAGTAGGCAGGTTAGTAACTAACACAGGTTGACCAAAGAACACGCCAATAAGTGAGTCCAGCATTGCACTCGGCATGTCTGGATTATCTAGTCTAAAGGTAATCGCACCCAATGAAGCTCTAGGGTTCTTGCGTAGGTTTAACTCTCTAGTGGCAATATCAGTGATGTCTAACAGGTTCTTAATGTTGGAATCAACTGAACGCTCAAAGAGGCCGTAAGAGGCTATAGAGTCCGCGTCAGAGGTGCTATAGGTCGAGCCATAGGCTGTGGAGTAACGATAGATAAGACTGTTGCGGATTCGAGCAATCTGTGTCTGAGACTGGATACTGCTAGGAGTGGCATAAGAGCCATCAAGGTTAGTAAAGCCATTAGCTGCAAGGTAGTTAGATCGATGGTCTGCATCATCATAGGAGACATCCCCATCCTTCTCCTCATAGACAGTGCCTAGTGCGCTAGTGGCAATCTGGTCTGCAAGGGTTTGAGACTTGGCAGATGCACTAGCTGCAAGTGCAATCATTGTGTAGAAGCCTGCGTCAATAGTGCCAATGTAAGTCTCTGCTTCAGCCCATGTAGTAGTTGCAGGGTATGTATCCCAAGTGACTGTAGGGGTCACTTCAGCCCAAGTAAGGTTAAGAGCTTGCCCTAGGATTTCTGCAATCTGTGCGCCATCTAAGGCTTCTGCTAAGGCAGTGTTATAGACCGCCTTAGTCAGTTTAGCCAATGATCCAATCCCTAGAATCGTGCCAGTGGTAATAAAGCCAGACTCATCTGGACTTCTAACCCCAATACTAAAGTCAGATACTTCTCCACCAAATACAGTGACATAAGCACCGCTAGTGTTCTTTACTTCTAAGGTTATTGACTCTGTTACATTGATTGTGAAATCTGCACCAGTAGTGTTAATAATCTGTACTTGACAATAGCCAGCGGTAGCTTGTCTATCAATATCTAAGCGACCAGATGCAAAAGAAACAGAGGTAACAGTTGTATAGACATCATCCCCTACAGTAATTCGCCATTCTGGAAGCCAAGCCATTATCGGAGCCTTAAAGTGCCACGATCAACTGCGCCCTGTAAATACTGGTCAAGAGCTTCAGCAATTGCGTTAGGGTCTCCCACACCAGCTTGGATGGTTATATTAAAACTGTTAAGAGAACTCTTGGCAAATGCTGCAGCATCCGCTGCATTTTGTGCATCTAACAGGTCAGCCATTGCATTAGCGCGGGCAGTAGCAGCAGCAGCAAATTCCTCTATTGCTGCCATAGATACACCACTCGTAGGAATTTTTTCCACAAAATCCCCAATAGGGATACCGGCAGAACTGACTCCGCCTTTGGCTGTACCAGCAGTACTTATTTTTGGCTGGCCAGTTATTGCGTTCATAGCGTTTAATTTAGCAATAGCAGCATCTAAATTGGCAAGATTGATTAAGTCCTTAGGTACGATTTTATCCAAGATGGACTTAATGTCAGCCAGTTTAATGTTCTGGTTTTGCAAAGTTCCTAGGATTTTGAGGTCTTCATTGAGTTGCTTTGTAGCAGCTTCAATGCGGGCAGTATCCTTAGAAGCAATAGCATCTTCAAGGTTAAGGATGTCCTGCTTAATCTTTAGGCGAGTAACATCGTTAGTAATACCTAGCAGTTGCGCCTGAGAATTGACTTTGCCTAATTGCTCCGCTTGATTAAGCATGGCAGCGTTGAGTTGGATTTTATCCATATCAAAGACATCTGTACCCTTTGCAAGGGCTAGATTAGCCTTATCGATTGCAGCAGATAATTTTTTATTGGCAAGAATCTTTGCCTGAGCTGCTGCTTCCTCTTTTGTAAGTTTTGTAATCTTAGTCTGAGTTTTTAGATAACTGCCAGCCTGAATAGGATTTTTACCCATAGCAGCTCTATTTTGTGCTGCTATTTGTGCATCTATTTGATCTGCAACTTTATTGAAGTTATTGATGGCATCTACTGGATTAGTTAATAACTCAAAGATTGTAGGCACTGCGTTAGATAATCTAATAAATCTGCCAAAATCTACAATTAAATTACTTATTGCTTCTGAGTATCTCTCAATGTCAGAAGTGGCATCATTGATGCTACCGCTTGATTCTGTAAGGGCTTGAACTATGCCCTTGCCAATAACCTCTTTAGCGTTATTGCCTGCAATGGTCAGCTTGTTAAGTTGGCCTGCATAACTTTCAGCAGCAGAAGATGCTTGTCCTGCAAAGAGTTCAGCTAGTCTTATTTGGATTTCTTCAAAAGATGAGGATGTTAATTCAGCCTTAGATAGTCCTACACCTAAACGACCTAATGAAGCATTATTGCCTAAATATGCTTTCTGTAATCCCTGACTAACTGTCGTTAAATCTTTGCCAGTTCCAGCAGATATATCTAAAGCTAGGTTAAGTAATGTAGTTGCTTTACTGACTGAGGATGTGGCACGAAGCAACCTATCCATAGCAGGACGAAGTTGATCATCAAGAACGCCTGTTTGCTTTTCAAGATTGCTAATCATCTCATTGACATAAACTGAAGTATTGCCAGTCTCAAGACCAAGATTCTTTAGGGTAATGCCCAAAGAACGAGCAGCATTTTCGTCTTCTATAAATGCCTTTACAGATGCCTTGCCGTAAGCGACTACAGCAGCAGTACCAAATGCAACACCAAATGTTCTAGCAAGATTTTTTACACCGCTATTGAGTTTTTGTGTAGCAGTTTCTGCTTGCTTAAATCCTTTGGCGTCAAATGAGGAGCCAATTTTAATCTGCTCAAAAATGCTCATGCAGCTCTCCTAAAACTTCCAGCATTACTGCGCGACCTTAATTCTGTTAAAGCTGTAGAAATTGCTTTATTGACAGCTCCTTCAGCCTTGCCTTGGTTCAGAGCCCAAGCCTTATAGATTAAGCGACCACGACCTTTAAGGCTTCCTGTAAGTAGTGGTAACGCGTTAATAAACTGCTCACCAGCTTTGGGATTGCTAGAATGAGAATATCTTTTGCCTGCTGGGCCTTTTGGCCCTACCCAAGGTTGGCCTTGAGGATTAGCCCGACCAGCACTTTCATAAATTGCACCAACTCTGGAGTTATTAAAAATAGAAGCCATAGAAGAAAAGCCTTTAGAGTTTTTCTTACCTACGGATGTGGTAAATCCAATTTTAGACTTAATAGTAGAAGCTGAATAAGTTGGGAATCGACCTTCATTAAATGATCTGTCTGCCCATCCGCTAAGTGGAGAAGTAGCAGGAACAAATCCTCGTGCTTGTCTAGCAATAGGGGATAAAGCCTTTTTCATCTCACCACGCAAAGATTTTTCTAAATCTGGAGCAAATCGGCGTAATGCTTTACGGAGATCGGCGTTGCCTTGAAGCTCTACTGCTGGCATCTTTAATCTCCTTTGCTTCATCTTTAAGACCCTTCAACAAGGCTTGAAGCATTATTGGGTCTAAATCTAATAACTGCTGTGGCGCGATTCCCAACCTAATGCTCAAGCGAGCTATTAGATAGGTGAATGGATAATCGCGCTTTAAGCTAAAGGGTCTGAGTCTAATACCTCAACACTCTTAAGTGTCTCGATAAACTCAATCCCAAAAGGCTTAACAGTTTCACCTGATCTGCGTGTGACTTCCCAAGCAATCCAGTAGACCATTCCTTGCATTTCTTGCTCACGAAACGCGCGATGGAAGCCTAGCTTATGATGCAACTCAAAAGAGTATTCCACCGCTGGGGTGATTTCGCCTTCAAGTACGCTTCCATCATTACGAACTATCTTTAGTCTTGCCATAAGTTGCCCCTTTGTTTAGTTGATTATGCCCAAGTACCAGTAGTTGCGTAAGAAGTCTTGCTATTGCATGTAAATGTAATATCAATCATTCCTTCATCGCCAACTGCACCATTGATGTCAGTTAGGTTATCTACTAGGATTGTGCCTGAGTATAGAACATTTGTTGCTGATACAGCAGCAGATGAATCTTGAATTGCTTGGAAAGCAACTGTAGTTCCAAATGCAGTCTGAAGTGTTGCAAGAACGCTTCCTGCTGCTGTGTCGTTCAAGAATGAAACCGTCAAAGAATCTGAGGCAAGGCCAGTAACAAACTTATTGGCGGTATCGCCCATGGCCGTTACAGAAATCTGGTCTAAGACTCGGTTAAGAGTAAATGCAGTAACATGATCAGAAAGATTGATTGTAGCAATCTTAAGTCCGACCTTATTATTTAAGAAAATTGCCATTGATTATTCCTCATCTTTCTTGGTTGATACTGGCTTTGGTGCTGGTTCGCTGACTTGACCAATCTTCTTCAAGAAGGCCAAATCCTCTGGTGTTAGTGACATGTTAGCTCCAACTTGTTAGGATTGATACGGACATCTCGCAACTGAGTAGGTCACCCGAAGCAGCATTGAGAACAGTAGGTGCGCTTATCGCGCTTACATTATAGGTCAAAGTAGATGCAGCAAGTAAGTTAAACACACGCACTACAAAATCTTCTATCCCGTTAAGGTTGCCTTCATTATCAAATAAAGGCGTAGTAATAATAATCTTGAAGTTAGCCAGTGGGCTTACTGTGTTGCGAGCATTATTGCTCGGAGTGATGTATTCCTCTGCTGGGCTGACAATGACTGAGTTCGCCAAGACTGTTGCAGGCGGAAATGCAAAGGTTTGCCATTTAGAGTTATCGACTAGAGCTGTGGCAAGTGTCGTTCTGAGTGTAGTAATAGCAACTGGCATTATCCCACCATCGAGCGTGGGTCAAGTGCGTGTACTATCAATCCTCGCACCTTAGCGAGA